ATGCCATCCTTAATCGTGCCGGTCACATCGGCCAGCACGCCCAGAAATCCCTCCAATGCCGTCCTAAGTTCCTCTTTATTGTCCACGAACGGCTGAATAAAAATATTCAGGATATCCCGGACAAGCTTAGATATAAGTTCCGTTGCCCCCATGAACGCATCCGTCACGATGCCGATGAGGTTAGCCGTCAGCCGCTGCCCATTCTCACTGGCAAAGGCTTCGAACACATAAGCGATACTCTGGAACAGTTCGGAGAGCATATTATTTATCTCTGCCCAGATATCAAACATGGATATGAGATAACCTTTTATCCGGTCTTTATTCTGCTCCAGGTACATTGCCAGCCCGCCGACCAGATTTGCGGCTATGGTCAGGCCGATACTTGCCACGGAACCGGCAAAACTGCCAAGCAGATACGCCACGGAGTTAATCCAGTTATCAGCCGCCGCCTGCACTGCCGGGTCTGTCCAGATATCAATCAGGCTGTTCTTTATGGACTCAAGGCCATCTCTGATGATATCAAGCCGGTATTGGAAATCCCCCAGGCCATCCCAAAAGCCCTGCATGAAGATATCTCGCAGTTCTTTCAGCTTTTCCAGGAGAGCGCTGGTGGATTCGTTTATATCGTCAAGGACGGTTTCACCCTCAGCCAACTCGTCAAAGTCAATGCCGGCACCACCTACACCGCCGCCCGCTCCGGAACCACCGGTATCAGCGGTATCTCTGGCAGTCTCAAACTTCCTGACCTCATCAAGCCCTGACAGATACCCTTCGTTGGCCTTTTGGGCTTCCTTTGTGGCTTTCGCCGCCTTTCCGGCCGATTTTGCCAGGTCATTAACCGCCCCTGCGGCATCCTCATAGCCGCCGACGGTATCGGCCAACTCGCCGCCGGATGGGAGTACACCGCCCCCGCTACCACCGCCACCGGCGGATGCCTTTTTCCCGGTAATCAGGGCTGTAAAGGATTTAAAAGCGTTTGCCAGCGTCGTCAGCTTGCTTAAAACTATATTTATAACTTTGATGATAGGGGTAAAAAGATTGATAAGCCCTTGCCCGATTGTGGCCTTTAAAGACTGAATTTGAAGCTGCATTATCCGAACCTGGTTCGCCCAGCTGTCGCTTGTTCGGATAAAATCACCGGATGCCGCCGACAGCTGATCCTGAACGAAGCGAAGCCGCAGTGCTACCTTTTCCTGCTCTGTCATGGCGGCGGTCGTCTTGCCGTATCCGCTCGCCATGGCGTAAGCATCCAGGGCATTTTGCGTCATAACAACACCCAAATCCTTGAGTGTTTCAGTTTCGCCAGTAAAGACAGATTTCAGTTTTATGTAAGCTAAATCCTGCGATATGTTATAAAACGACGCAACATCACCGGCAAGCTGCGTCAGGGCAGTTGACATGTTATAGGCTTCGGCTTCGGTGAATCCGAACGATTTTGACATAGCGCCGAATGTGCCGACATACTGTTTCGCCATGGTTTCGGATAGGCCACCGGATGCCATGGCGTTTTTTGCAAATTCATTCACCTTGTCCGACATTGTGGTAAAGGTCACATCCACAACGTTCTGCACTTCTTCCAGGTCAGAGCCAAGTTCTAGGCATTCTTTCCCAAACTGGACAAGTTTAGTAATGGCGAAAGCTGCTGCGATAATGCCGCCAACTTTTTTTGCGGTGTTTCCGATGCCCTCGATTTTATTGGCCATCCCTTTCGAGAGCGATTCGATTTCTTTGGCTCCGGCCTTAAAACCCTCTGTTCCAATCTCTGTATCTACGTATATAGTTCCGTCGGCCTTTGCCATCGTATCACCTACCTCTTAGCCCTGCCAAACAAGCGGTCAAGCGCTTCCTGTTCTTCTTTACTGCGTTTCGTTTTTCTGTCACCCAGACTAACCAGATCCTTATTTTTTCGGCAAAACTCAAGTTCCCATTTATCCAGCTTCTTTCCTTCTGCCCTTTTCTGCCGGACGCTCAAGACCTGCGAAAACAGGCTTTCCCGGATTTCCATGTAAGCCCCCAGGAATGTCCACCAATGGAGAGGTTCCGGGGAGCGAACCTCCTTTTTCAAACCACTGTTGACAGCCGGGATTATGATCGGGCCATCCTTCTCCCAATCCATAACCCGAGGACGGGGCTTATCGTCGCCTTTTATGCCCATGTCAATAAAGTCCGCCGCCTTGTCCAACGCCTCTTGCCATAGTCTTGACGGTATGTCATCAAAATTCCTATAGAGGATTTTCAGGCAAATTAATTGACGCTCATCGTCGTCATACTCCGGGTCTTGAAAATATTTCAGGATATCTAAAATCGCCCGGAAGTCCGTCCGGATAGGCTGATCTACACCACCAACATTGAGGGAATAGGGCAGCTCCCAGGCACTCATTTATGGTATTTTGCGGTCGCTTTCTGAATCTTCGCCCGCTTTTTCTCAAACCGTTGATTCGTTACTCTTTCGATAATACCGGCGATTCCTTCCAACACATTCTCACAGTAAAAATCACCATTCGTGACCAGCGTCAGCGGATTGCATTTCGAAAAAATCTCATCTGATACGTTGTAATTCAGCAAAAAATCAAACTGCTTTTTGATTTCGTCCGTGACTGCGAAAAGCTGCTCATCTGTCGGATTTTCCAGCAGCGTGAGCGCATTCAGGGCATCTACCACCTTCGGATAGCGCTTTGCGATATCCGGGTCGGTCGGGTTAAACCGGAACCGGCCAATGATTTCACCTTTATCATTGATGTCGATAACCTGCGCCCCGGTATCGACATTTAAAGTCATAACTTCCTGTGCCATAGCAACCTCCCTTTTTAGTCAGACAGCGACGAAACACTGGGGATTTCTCCTGCGGTAAAAGTGGGGCTTCCTGCCAGCGAAGCAGCGGAGACATAGCCCTTTACACTCGCCCCATCCTCGGATACCGCAAACGGGATATTGAATCCTTCCGTGCCGCCGCCGTAGGACTGCGGTTTTACCATTACCTCCCGAACATAGGCAAGGTGATTCACATCATCCGTATCCTCGATCGTAACCTCAAGCAACAGTGTTTTGCAGAGGTCACCCTTTAACCGACCATAGGCGATATCACGAATTTTGGGATATAATTTTTTCTCCGGGTTTGCGTAAAATGGGTCAGCGTCCATTGTCGCCGCATAGCCGTTATCAACGGTTTTTGTCTGTCCCAGGATATTTTTTCTCTGCTCCGTGTCGGAGTTCAGCTCCACGGACATTTCTTCCATGTCGTCGCCGAGCACTTCCCACTCTGCCTTGCTTGCGTCCGCTACTTTCCGGTTCCACACCGAATCCAAATAACTCTGGAACGCTTCTCTCTCTAATTTCATGTTTTTCCTTTCTGCCTTACCGGCGTTTTCTGAATTTGCTGCTATATTCGACTGTGACCGGCAAAATCCAATCTTGCGCACCGTTGTCCTGTGGGTCCTGGCTGTATATGTTGTCCCGGCTCACGTTCGTGATTTTCCTGCCGCCGGTCAGTTTCGGATATTTTAACGGCGGGTAGCTGTGTTCGTAGATTGTAGGTTCCTGGCACAGCCATTTGCCGTACACATCCAAAAACTGCTGCGCTACCAGCTTCGACCGTTCCCGGTCAGAACGTGTGCGATATATGAGGAAAAACGGATACTGGCACTCCTGATGAATCATGCCGAGTATATCCTTCTTTTCGTCATAGACCAGTGCACCACTGTTGTTCGAAAAGGCTATGCCATAATCTCCTGTCAGTTCTTCAAATCTCACGTTATCGTTAGGATTCAGGCCGGGGAACTGGTTCAAAATCATCTTTACCGCTTCTGTAATCGCTTCGAATCCGTCCACATCCGTCCCGATCGGATTGCTCCGCATATCAAACACGTCTGCCACCTCCTGCGATGCGTTTGACCATCTTTTTCCATTTTTTCAAATCTTTACTTTTTGCGGGGATAAACCAGTGTGACTGCGCCTTGGGATGAGCTGTCTTGCTGTACTGGATGCGCCTGTTGGTGACGATCTTCTTAGCGCCTTTTCTAGCCCACGGGGAGCCGGTTTGTGGGTCTACCATCACCTTTCCCTCATACAAAAAACGTGCCTGGGGACCACGTCCGGCTACAACCCTGCCGCTGCCCTGAATCGCTGCGCTTGCCGCCCTGGTAACGTCGATAAACTGGCCTGTCACCATTGGCATAAAAGGTATCATGCTGGTCATAACTGCTCCGTCCAGGGCGTACTGCGCATCTTTGTATTGCTTATCAAAGCGCCTTAAGCTTATACGGATTCGGATTTTTTCCCTGATAATCGAAAAGGCCGGGAATCGGAAATTTCTTCTTGCCATCAACTCACCTTCCAAATCGTGGATTGTTCTGCAAAAACTCCGTGATACAGGAAATCAGCTTTTCCGCCGTTTCCTTGCCTACTTCCTCGGACACCTTCAGAACCGCTGTGCTATCGCCAAAGCAGAACGCCACCTCTTTTGTATCCATGATGAGGGCGGTTTCTCCAGGCGCCATTTTGGTATGTATAAAATCACGCTTATCTCCACGCCTTAAAAGGTACATCCTAAGCCCCCCTTATCTCGAAGTGTTTTATAACCGTATACGGCCCGCCCACCATCGTAATCCGGAACACATAGTCGTGATTACGACGCATATAATCGTAAAACCCGGGATACCGCATGGCCGTGTAATCATCGTCATTCACAGTCCCCTGCGTCCATTCCCCCCACCAGAAGAAATCATCCGGCTTGAAAGTGATAGTATCGTCGAGCAGGTCGTTTACCTGCTTTCCCCAGGTTATTTCCGGTATCCACGGCAGCGGTTCCTCCAGCGTGTTCAGCATCGGTTCCCCCGTCCAGCCGTGGACGATGATCTTCTTCCCGTCCATCTCCTTATAGGCGACGTGCAACTCCGCAGCGTCCGTGCTGTTGGGGCCGTACTGCCTAAGCATCTGGCCTTTGTCAGTAACAAGATCAACACCGATGAGGACGTGGGGGAACCAGAGGATTTGACCGGTGGTGGGGGATTCGTAGCTGTTGAAAACGGTTACGGTTGCTTCGTACATAATTTATTTCTTCTTTCTACGGAAATTTGACGTAAGACTTATTTCGACGGGTATGTCTTTCACTCTCAAATGCTTGTTTACCCTGTCATTGATATGCATGGTGTCAAACAATTGTCTTTTGTCTATCCACATGGACGCATTATTAACCTTTCCAACGCTTGCAGTAATCCAATCCTTTACTTCTTTGGCAGATTTAACAATGTCAGAATCATATTGACGTTTCCCGCCTTTATGATCTCTAATGATTCCATCTACCTGCCTATAAGCATCATTTATAATGTTGGTAGCCCACTCAACCTGTTTTTTTGTCCCCTTCAATTCGTTGATTTGCTTCTGAGTAAGCTGAGTGTCTTTGTTCCGCACACCAGACAGGCCACTCGCTCCGCCTCTACCACCCATCACGTTCACCTTCCTCAAATTTCTCCTGAAACGCCCGAATCCGCACCAGATTTCCCCGGCACTCGTCCGGCACTTTCCCATAGAAGATGATGGTTTCTGGGTGCAGGCGGTCAATCATAGCTTCATAACCCGCAAGGAAAAGTTCCTTCTTTGTTCTGCTTCCCATGCATCCTACGGATGATACCGCCACCGCCCCGCCCTCTGGCTCTCCGTCGAAGCACCAGTCAAAGGAATCCTCTGTGCTCCATGAGATTGTGGGAATGACCTTTACGCCCGCCTCCTGAAGATACGCCCCTACCCAGTGTTTGCGGTAGTGATTGTATATCTGTATAGCTTTCGGAAAGTCCGTATATGTGGAGAAGTCCGGGGACATTACATAGCGAAACTCCCGAAGCATATCCACATAGCGGTCAATGTCATTCCACAGGCGGTTGAACTGGTAATCGTCGATGAAGAAGTGAACACCTTTGTTCTCGCGATCTTTGCAGGTCCGGGCATAGTTGAAAGGGATAAACTTACAGCCGCCCTCATAGAGTGTAGGTTCTATCTGCGGTATGCCATAGTCGCCCACGCCGGGGAAGATGCGGCGCTGTAAGTTCTCGTAATTCTTGTGCTGTCGGTACACCATCAGCCCTTCCCCTGCTTATAAACCTGGTGTGCCCCAGTCGCCGCCAGCCCTGACACAACGCCTACCGCCGCCGCGGTTATCCAGTCCGTAGCCGGGTAGTCGGGCATGGTGTACATAGCCACAACGCCCAGGATGCCGCCAGCAACGGCACAGACAGACGGAATCCGCTTATTGTCAACGGACGTCCAGTTTTTTATCAGCTGTCCGCCCAGGAAGCAGAGAACAGCTATGGGGACAACTGTTGCAATTCCAAAATCCATGTTTATTTGCCTCCAATAATCTCTTTCCCGCACCTCTGGCACTTCCAGACATGCCGGGTAATGTACCCGCCGTCCGGGCAGTCGTCCAAGAATGTACGGATATGGATTGTTTTCTTGTGCTTGCAGAGGATCCTTTTTAAAAATTTAAACACCTGCATATAACAGGCACACCCCCTTATCGTCTGTAACACCCATCAGATACGGTATCGCCGCACCCGCTAGCGCTTTATTTGTTGCTTTGGCATCCCCTGCCGCCGCATATACCGCCGACCATTCCTTTGCACCACCCGCCAATTCGGAAGGGGTAGCAAAAGAGAATGATTCGGAGCCGGAATTTCTCCCTGTGATAATTCCGGTCGTCCCCGGCAGACCGCCGGCCGTTTTCGATGTGCCAGAGGCGGCAGACAGAGCCTGTTTTTCGGCAAGCTCTATCTGATATAACACCTCTGCCACCGCACACACGGCCTTCTGCACCTTTGCGGCAGCTCTCTCATTGGAAGGTAGACCGTCCACAAGGCGTTCAAAAGTCAGCGTGTCAATAAAGTCGCTGGCACGCTCGGAAAGGCGGGGGAAGTCGGCTTCTGGGATAATGTTGCCAAAATATTTGTCTGTGTAAAATTCATAATCTGTGTACGCCACTACTCCACCGCCTTCCGCCTTGTCCTCTTTGCCTTCGTCCCGCTGTCACCAGAGGACAGCGCAGCGGGGGTTATTCCCCCAAGGAGGCTCCTGATGCTCCGCCGAAGGTGATAACTGCGATTGCGTCAAGGTATTCCGCAAACAGCGTCAATCCCATAATCGCAAAGGCTTCGGATACCGCCGTGCTGTAATTGCCCTGGGTGTGGAACCCGATCAGGTTTGTCTCGCCGGATACGGTATACACCAGGCCAGCCCGGACAAAATCACTCTCGTTGGGGTCAACATAGTACAAAACAATGTTTTCCACCGGAGTAGCAATCACCGTACCCTGCGGAATTTCACTGTCGGACAGCAAAAAGATGGTATTGAATCCCAGGAAATTTTTCAGATACTGGAAGCCGAACTGGTTTTCCACATTGTTGATTGCCGTTTCTCCCAGGTAGGTATAAACGTCCAGGATGTTCACAAACCCAACAACGCCGGTAACGTTCCTGTGCATCTGCTTAAATTTGTTTTCCACCCGACCTTTTGCCATGGCCAGCGCCATCTGGAAAGTTGTCTCTGTGCTTGTCAGCGTTCCAGTTTTGAGGTAGTCATAAAACCGTTTGGTAACGTCTGTCTGAAGCTGGAACAGAAATTCGTCGTCCGTCATCTGGACAGCGTTTTCGTAACCATGGTCTTTGATCGCTTCGATGGAAACGGCCTTTGCGAATTTCTCGATGGTCATTTCCGCATAATCTTTTTCTTTTACAGTGAATTTGCTGTAAGGGATTTCCTCGCCCTCACCGATTTTCCCACTTTCCAGCGCGCCCTCTGCGTATTTGCTTTTCAGGATGGCGCCGGGCTGCTTTTTGATAGGCCGCATAATGCCCAGGATATCCCGGAGGTGCTGCCAATTCCGCTCGAACCTGGTAACAAAGTCAATTTCTCTGGCCGTTACCTGGATGTCAGCGGTCATAATTAAATTCGTTTTCGCTGGCATTAAAAAATCCTTTCTACCCATAATTGTTAAAGGGTCTAGGTTAGCGACACGCTTCCGTATTGCGTGCCGGTTTGGTAGTTATTCGGTTTTCCCGAACAGGTGAAGGTTCTGAGCAATCGCAGCCTGTCGCTCGCTTGCGTCTTTGATTCCTTCGATATCCTTTCGGGTCATGGTTCCCTGCGGTGTCTGCCGTCCCGCCGGTACGGTAAACCTCGCCGCATTCTGTTGCGCATGTACCTGTGCTTCATTAACAAAAGCCGAAGCGTCTTTTTCTTTCATCTGGGCGAGCAGGTCATTCAGCCCCAGGATTTGGCCGTCTTTCAGTTTCAATTCCGCATCCCGAATATCCGCCATGACAGCTTTTTTCGCTGCTTCGCTGGAAAATTTCACGCCTTCCAGCGCCGTTTTCAGGGCATCGTTGAAATCTCTTTCATAGATTTTTGCGTCCCGGTCCTTCTCAGCATCCTCGGCCTTCTTCTTATACTCCGCAAGCTGTGCCTGCACCTGCGCCGGGTCGATTCCCTCGAAACCTTTCAGCGCTTCTTCTGCGGTCTCGGCTTTTTCTTTCCAGCCGTCCCGGTCAGATGTGAGGTTCTCGTTTTCCTTCTGCAGCTTTTTCAGGTCTTTGCCGTTCTCGGCCATGACGAAGCTGATCTGCTCATCTGTTAATCCCTGCGCTTTCAAATCTTCGGTTTTCATGATGATCTCCTTCCGTTATTAGGTTATTTTTAGGTGTGTAACCGTCCACCAACGGTCTGCCGTTTTGTAGGACTCGGCGTGTCCGGAACTGGCGAGGCTGGATTCGAACCAGCGTAAAGAGCGTTTCTTCTCTGCCGGGGTCAAAGCCCGGTGCCTTAGCCACTTGGCGACTCGCCATTATGCACAAAGAGGAATGGCGCCTATTCTCTTACGTCCCGCTCTGCGGGGAACTCTTTGCACTATGGCACACGGACGGAATCGAACCGCATTTTCAACCTTCCGTTAAGGCCGTGTGCCATTGAGGAGTAAAGAATGCCCAAATATAGAAAAAGAGCCATCACCTGCATTTCTGCGATACTGGCTCTGCGTCTGGCGTCTGGCTCTACTTTATGTGATTGCTTCTTTTGCCCTTCCCTTTTCAATATCCATCAAAAACTCATTTTTGCACATAGGACAATATACCGGCAGTCTTGTCGCTACCGTTTCCTTGCGAATTTTTGTCCGTGTTTTATTGTGGCAGATGGGACAATATACCCAGTTGTCTTTTACCATACTCTCACCTTTTCTTTCTGATTATATTTTACCAAAAACACAAAGATAAAGTGGTATCACATTTAAAGGAAAACGGCGGGTTTCCCCGCCGCCGTGTTACTGCTGATTCAGTTTTTCGTCAACACACATTTCTATGAACGCAGAAAGGGACATGCCCGCTTCTTTTGCCGCTGACTGGTATTTTTCCTTCTTTCCCTTCCTTGCCATAACCGTGATCCTATCATACTTCTCTTTTTGATATTCGTTTATATATGCAAATGCCGCTTTTTTATCTGAAAACGCCACAATCTCACCTCCCGACATCATATTATCATTTGATTTAAAAAATTTCAAGCATTTTTAAACTTTTTTATAAATATGTGTTGACAGCATATTTAAACTATGCTATCATAGAATCATCAAAGGAACGGAGGATATGGAAAATGAATAAACACTATCAAGTATTTTACATAATCAAGAAAAATAGGCGTGAGGAATTAAAACACATCTTTATTATGGCAAAAAACGCAAGGGAGGCTTGCAGG